ATGAATAAATACATACTGGCCCGTCAGGTTTCCCAAGAGCTCAAAAAGCCTATGAAGGAGGTTCTACCAATCGTCAACGCCCTCTTCGACCAAATAGTCCGTTCTATTCTCGACGGTCAGAAGGTTACCATATCATCGCTGGGCTCTTTCCGCCTGCGTGACTGCCGTGAGCGTAACGGGTACGATCCTTACCGGCGTGAGCATATTCTCGTTCCTGCGGGCCGATCGATACGTTTTACGGTTTCTCCCGCTTTGCAGGAACGAATCAATATGCACTACCGACAAAATAGGCTCTAAAATGATGCTGTTTTATAAACATTTCCCGGCAATGCCTCTATTCTTCCATGTACATCGAAACAACGACATGTCATGGAAGAAAAAAGTTTAACGCTCAAACAGGAGTCCGAGATCCGCGAGAGGGCTGCGGGACTCAAATCAGAAAAAAAGCTCCGTAAAGTCTATCCGATGGTGGTCTTCGGGGATACGCAGTGCGGTGAAAAGGAGATCTACGTGGCCTATATGGCCGAGCCGACTTTCCCGCAATTTTCAAAATTTATGGCTGCTTCCAAGAAAGACGAAGTGACGGCTATGCGCACACTGGCCAAGGACTGCTTTCTGGATGGCGACCGCGATCTGGTAGATAACGACTCCCTGTTTCTTTTCGGCCTTATGGGCCAACTCGCGGAGATCATCCAGACCCGGCAGACTGCACTGGTAAACTGATCGACGGGGCTGTAGTGCAGGACGGACAGCGGATTCGTCAGCGGCTGTTGTATATCCGCCATTACTTCCCCGGCGTAGATCTCGAAAACATTACAGACGAGGAGTTCGCCTCCCTTTCGGAGGAAGCCCTTTGGTTGCACGATCAGTTTATGCTCCATAATTCCGCACGGGCCTTCTTTACTCCTCCTTCAGATTGACTTGCAGATGCGGCCTGCACCTTCCGGGTGCAGGCTTTTTTATATCCTCATGAAAGCGTAATCACTGGGCGGGCTGCGGCTCTATTCTTATCAGGAACAGAACTGTCATGTCCGATCAGACTTACAACGTCAGATACAATATCGAGGTAGAGTCCACCGTCGCTACCCAGAACCTCCGTAATTTCACCACGGCGGTCGAATCCCTTTCGCGCTTCAAAGACCTTTCGGGGGCTGTGGAGACCGTAAACAAGGCGCTGCGGACGATGGATCGGGCTTTCAAAGCCGATGGCTCCGGCAAGGGACGTCGCTACGAGTTCAAATTCAGCATTGACACGAAAAGCGGCGAGGCAAAGCTCAACCGTGTCCTTAAAACCCTCGAGACGATCGAGACGAAAGCCAAGGGGCTCCGCCTCGTAGTCAACCCCGGTAAGGCATTCGACAGTCGTGCCGTACAGAAAAACGCCAAGCTGATCGTCGAGCAGTCGGAAGGCATCTTTCGAAGCCTTGCGAAAACGACCGGCACAACGCAGACGAGTCTTACGCGCTCGCTGGGTAAGATCAACGCATCACTCACGCATCTGACGCAGGCCCGAGAGCTCAACATCCAAACCGATGCTTCGAAAGCCCGTCTAAAAGAGATACTCTCTCTTTTGGGACAGGTCCGCACGGCAGCCGCCACGGTTATGCCGCTCAGGGTTTCCCCGGCCGGACGTCCGAAGCAGTCCGCACAAACGTCATTCGTGCTGCCGCCCCGTGTACAGCAGCACCTCGCAGCCGTACTTCCGAAAACGACCGCGATCTTACCTGCGGAGAAGGAGGCTGCGGCAGCACAGAAGAAGCTCATGGCCGAGGAGGAGCGGGCCCGTAAGGCAGCAGCCAAAGCCCTGCGGCAACGTAATATCGAGGCTGTACGCGGTGTCATGCGCACCGACACGTTCTATCGCAACATCCAGAACAGCCGCCAACGCGCTGCGATCAACCGCCTGCAATATTCGCGTCCTCCGTCACTGCGGGGCGCACTGCCGTTCGCCTATATGCTCAACGGCTACATGCTTTACGACACGATGCGTTCACAGCTTACCGAGGCCGTGGAGTACGCCAATACCATGGAATCTGCGCGTTCGATCCTGCGTGTGGCCGATGGCGAACTCTCGACCTTCGAGCAACGCTTCGCAGCTATGGCCCGGGGCGTTCGTCAGGTAGGCATCGAGACGAAGTTCACGGCCGTAGAGGTTGGCGGTGCCGTGAAATACCTTGCAATGGCCGGTCAGGGTATCGAGCAGATCAACGCTTCGATACGGCCGATCACGAACCTTGCCCTTATCGGTGACAACGCGTTGGATCAGGTCGCCGACCTTGTAACGAATATCATGGCCGGTTATGATATTGATTCGAACAGCATGCCGGCTGTAGCGGACATCATCTCTTCGACGATCTCGCGCTCGAACGTCAATGTCATAGAGACAGCCGAGGCGTTCAAAATGGCTGCCGGTTACCTGCGTATGGCAGGTATCGACTTTACGGAATCCTCCGCGGCGATCGGTATGTTGGGCAACATGGGTGTCAAGGGTACTATGGCGGGTACATCTTTACGCGCTCTGGCTACGCGTCTTGCCTATCAGCCCAAGGAGGCGCGCGAAATTCTCGAACGTCTGGGCGTGAAATTCACGCACAAGGTCGATGTCTATGGGCGTATGCTGGAAAAAATCCGCCCGCTGGCCGACATTTTCGAAGAACTTAACAGCAAAGGCGCCACGCTCGGCGACATGCACAAAATCTTCGGCCGTATCGGTGGCAACGCTGCGATGATGTTCCTGCAGAATTACGACCAGCTTCGGGAACTCACGGCCCACAACCGCACCTCGCAAGGGATTTCGGCACAACTCGCTCAAGTCAAGCAGGATACGACCAAGGGGCTCTGGTACCGGTTTACCTCGACTTTTTCAGAGATGTTCATGCGTGGCTACGAGATCATGGAGCCGCAGGTTCAACGTACGTTGCGAAAACTCACGGCTGCGATCAATACGGAGAAGTTCGCCAAGGGGCTGGCATCGATAGCTTCAGCGCTGCTGGATCTTTTTACTCTTTTCGGTAAAATCGCTACGTGGTTCGCTAACAACTATCGCTGGCTGGAGCCGGTACTTTTCACGGGCTTTGCCGCAACGCGCCTTTTCAAGTTAGCGGGTGCCGTCACGAACCTTGCCATCGCCTTCGGGCTACTGGGTAAGCAGAAGGCTGCCATGACAGGTGTAGGACTCATCTCTTCATTTACGGGACTCGGCGGCAGCGGGCTGCTGGGACGTATGAACTTTGCCGACAAGCGTAACCTTGTCGGTGCACTGCGCCAAGCGGGAGTTACGGGAGGCCGTGGAGCTTTGATGTCGGCACTGGCGGGTGCAGGGGTACAGCGTTCGCTGACGGGCTTCGGCATACGTCGTGCTGCATCGGGAGTTTTCGCTTCGCAGGTAGCTACGGGACGCGGCATTATAGGTGCCGGTGCCGCCCTCGGAGCTCTGGGCACAGGGGCCGTCGTTGCGGCGGGAGCCGTAGGCGTACTGGCTGGAGCTCTGGGTTGGGCGGCATACAAAGCATGGAAGGTCAAGGAGGCTACGGATGCGGCCTTTGTCGAGTTACAGGAGGAGCGCAAATATAACTATCCTTCGGTAGATGCTCTGTACGAATCGCTTCGTAAAACCTACAACGCAGCAGTGAATGCCAAGGGGGCCGTAGACAAACTCACCGAGGGCAAAAGTCTTCAGGAGTCGACGGGTCTGAAGATCGGCGCATGGACAGGCAACTGGTTTCGGGCCCTTCTGAGTGGCCTACCCTCGGGCGGCAGCTCCTTTGGAGGCTATACGTTCAATACGGATATTTACACCCTTGCGGATGCCTATCGCGATGACTTGACCCGTGCTATCATCTTTCAGGCCGACAAAGACGGAGCCACGCGCATTAAAAGTGTCTATGCCGAGTTGGGAAAGCTGACATCGCAGGCCGAGATACAGGCATACATCGATGCTATTCCTACGGTCTACGGCTACGACTTTTCGACGGTGGACAAGAGCTTTTACAGCCAGTACAGCGAAACGTCGAGGAGCCTGAAACGAGGTCTGAAGGAGATGACGGATCTCGAAGCGGCAGGAACATGGGAGTACCAAAACCGGATGAACGAACGGTTCGTTCCGGAGGCCATTGTGGTAGCCCGTGAATACAAAACGCTCATGGAGAGCCAACCCAATGCCCAGTCGGGCATTGCCGCTACGGGGTTTGCTTTCCGGGAGATGACCGATCGCGGCTTTCATTTCAACCATAAGACAGAACTCTGGGAGCAGACACCGCTGGCAGCAAATGCCACCGAGGAACAGAAAGTCGAACATCTGAAGAACTTCCGCATTGTTCATGACAAGTTGGCTACAGCGCTCGCGGCGCTGCGCGATACCTACCAGAGCGGACAGATCGCCGAAAACATCTTCAAACGGGCCGGCATTCCGGCTTATATGTATTCCAATGAGCCCAATCAGCGAGATGAGACTCCATGGGAAGCCCCCGGCATTTCGGTGACGGGTAGCGGTGCCGATGACGGAGGAGCCGGCGGCAATTACAGCGGCACGGGCAAACTTTCCTCAGCGGCGCCTAAACAGGTTATCGTCAATATCACTAACCTTTTGAGTATCGAGACCATCGAATTGCTGAAAAGCGAAAACGGCAGCCATCCCGAAATTCGTGACTTGAAAGAGCAGATGGCGCAGGCACTGATCGATGTAGTGCACGACTTCGACGCCTCGTGGAACGGAGCATAATACGGATATTATGAGCAGACTTTTGAACATAGGGGTTTCGACCTTGCTTTCGGGCGGCATCCTAAGCCACGGGACGCTCGCAGGCTACGTCTCGGATGCGGCGCGTCGGGCGCTGGGCATGGGACTGGCGCACTTCAAGGCTGGCGCGGTGCACTACCTCGGTAAGGACGTCGATCTGCTGGGGCGGGGCCTTGTCCAGACTGTGCATCAGGCGGCTTATGGAGCCTTGCGTTCGTACCCCCGTTACCTGAAATACTGGGAGCAGACCGTACGGGACAAATACCTGCAAACCCAGTCCCAAACGAGCCTCGCCAACAAAACGGGACAGTATTATCGTCTTATCGAGAATCAACAGGCCGTAGCGCGGCAGAAGAACCATACGGATACGATCGTAGGCAATATTGTCGCAGACTATCTGGAATTGGGTGCCGCCGTCACGGAAACGGTCGGTGGTCAGGCCGGCCCCCGCGTGGAGTTCGTGGACCTCGGCCCGCGGGTACAGGTTTCGAGCAAGAACAACATCGTGCTTACGACGGTGCAGGGGCGCGACTACACGCGCAAGGAGTTCGTATCGGGCGGCGACTACGAAATATCCATAGAAGGCAAAATCACGTCGAAGTATCCTGACGTCTATCCGGAGGCTGAAGTGGCGAAGTTTCTCAAGCTCATGCAGCACAAGGGCATTATCGATTGCAGCAACACGATCCTGCGTCAGTTCAAGATTTCGCAGATCATCGTGCTGAGCTATGCCCTTGGAGTCTCGGAGTGCCGCAACGTGCAGCCTTACACGATGCAGTGCGTGGCCGTCGAGCCTTCGGAGGCTGTCGAGATCAAAACGGCCGAACAGGAACGTGTGGACGAAGCAATCAAACATACGAACAAATGGATCAAGTGGGTGAAGATGGGCACGGAGGTCGTGGACCCTTCGTCACTGCTTAAAATAAGCCGTCTATGGCTCTGAGTACGTTGGATATCCTCTCGTGTCGCATAACCGTCGGGGATGCCGATCCGGCGAATCCAATCGTCATCAAAAACGGTATCGAACTCTCGGAGGTACAGCAGATACAGATTACCGAGTCCTACAAAAAGCTCATCGGAACGGCCAAGGTGACCTTTCCAAAAGGCACAGTCTATAAAAGCACGATCATCGGTCCCGTGACGGCCGAGGGCGTGGACGCCACGCGCCTGACCACGGAGGTCATGCAGGACGGCGTGCTGATTGAGAAACGGACCGGTCAGGCAGCCTTGGATGACAAGACGTTCAAGATCGGCCAGCGTATCAACATCAAGCTGGGCTACAACGGTGCGCTGAAGAACATGTTCGACGGATATATCACGGCCTACAATTCGGACAGCCACTTCGAGATCGAATGCGAGAACATGGCTTATAAACTCAAGCTGAAGACGGCGCCCAAGTTCGAAACACCCGTCGAAGGTACAAAAGTAAACGACGTGCTGGGCGACAAGTACGGTCTGCTAAAGGATACGGGGTTTGTGCTCCACAGCCAGACGAAACGGTTCGACATCGAGATCGGGAAAATCAAGGTCACGGACAATTTCACAGTAGCCGATGTGCTGAATTCATGGAGCCGCTACCGCGTCTACTGTTTCCTCAAATACGACAGCGATTCGGATGATGCGATGCCCTCGATCGCCGTAGGACGCCCATACTCTTCGTCGCCGAGCCAGCCGCAATTCCCGAATGACGACCCTGCGCCCTTCCCGATACGTTTCGACTGGCATGTGGCGCAGAACGACCTGAAGGTGTTGTGTACGGACCCGCGCTTTCTGGCCGTGCAGGCCAAGGCGTTGGGTACGGATGAAAAGTTCTTCGAAGTGACGGTACGTTTGAACCCGGACTACGCCCCTTCGAATCCCGAAAGCAAGGAGTTCCAGACGGTCAACGCCACGCAAATCAGCAAGAAGACACATAAACTCACGGGAAATACCACGGCCACGGGGGCCGTAACGCGCACGAAGGTCGATCTTTCGACCTATACGGTAGTGCCGTACACCTCGACCAATATGCGTATTACTTCGGATAAACTGGTCGAGGAGGCCATCGAATATTTCCGCGCTTACAACCTGAACGGCATCACGGGACACCTGACGATCTTCGGCGATCACGCCCTTACACCCGCCTGCCAAGTGGAACTTATAGACGAACGCAACCCCTCTAAAAACGGCATCTATCTGGTCGAGGAGGTCACGACGACTTTCGGAACCGGAGGCTATCGCCAACGCATCTCGATCCCATATAAAATCAAAGGAGAGAAAACGACTTACGGGGACGGGAAAATAGGAACTTAAAATTCTGAACGTATGTAAATTTCAAGGCATAAAAAACGTGCAAGCCCATATTGGTTTGCACGTTCTGCCTATAGTGAGAACTACTATGTAGTTCGTTACTTTATATCCCGCATCCTTTCAGGGTTCTGACGACAATCCCATATCATGAAGATATAGATCTCAGCATTATCAATATCCGCCCTATAAATGATTTTGTATGTTTTTTCTACCAAAAGAAAACGATAAATAGCTCTACCATCATTCAAATACGGCTCCACAGTACCCATGAGTGGCTGATGCAACAAACCCTCTATTCTGTCTAAAATCTCGTTATAAAGTTTGACAGCAGACTTTTCACTCTCCACAGCCCGAAAATTATAGATAGCATCCAAATCTTTCAGAGCTCGTTCGAACCAAAGTATCCTCATTGCGGCATGACTCTACGTTTCAATTCTTCATGAGAAACAAAATGCTTGCTTCCATTCTCGATGTCATGCTCGGCCATAGCCACAATTTCTTTCACTTGCTCGACGGTATAGCGGCAAGGAGGCGTAACGGATCGCTTGTTGCGCATATAGGACATAATGTCCGTAACTGTTTTTTCATCATTGACCTGCATAAGCATTTCAATGATTTCCATTTTTTTTGCATTAAGCTCCATTGTCGTCATAATCATCCGATTTTAATCCCTACACAAATACTATCTAAACCCAATACAACATTTCGGTATAGTTAGAAGCAGTCTTCTAACCATTCGACGATCACCGCCACGATGCAACGCGTTTGTCCATCTCGGACTGCGATATCGTGCGGCCTGCCTCCGCATCAGCAATAGCTCTTTCGGCTATCGCACGATACTCCTCGATCGTCATACGGCGCAACGGTTTCTCCTCTACGGACGTAGCCTTGATCTTCATCCGCTTGAGCATCTCCATGACGAATGAATGTTCCTGTTCGGATTTCGGGGTTATGATAATTTGGTTCATAGCTTCCTCCATTTCTCTTATCACAAAGATAACGCAAAATTCGTGCAATCCAATATACCGAAAAGCTATTTAACTCAGGAATCCGTCGGTTTAATGGTGGAATTATTCTTTAACTTGTGTATTAACTCTTTTCCCAATGTTCATATTCTCTTTACGGTTATGGCTCCGATGGTGTCGGTATGCGCTGTGGCGAGCAGCAGCCCGAAAGCATCGTTCTCGTCGATCTTCAGCATGCGGCACTGATACGCCTTGTTCGCACCTTCGGCAAGCATGTTATAAAAAAACGGGAACAGCGTCTCCGCAGAGAACTCCTGCTGGCTCTTAGGGAAAGAGAGGGCGATGGCTCTCTGCCGGCTGTCGGCCAGAAAAACATCATCGTACCGAAAGCGGTATGTTCCCTCGTCCGTCTCGGTCAGGGTCCCGGCTAAAACGCCGTTGTTGTAAACTTCTGCCTGTCTCATTTAACGACTTCCTTTACGTTGAGTTGCAACTGCAGGCCGAGCACTTCGGCGATCTTCGAGATCGTCGCCACGGAGGGATTCCCTTTACCTGCCTCTATGCTGCGGATGATTCTCAGGCTTACGCCCGCATAGTCGGCCAGATCCTGCTGCGTGAGCGAAAGCAACGCACGTCTCTGTTTTATTATCGAATAGTCCATAGGTGCAAAATATTGCCTGTTTTTGCAAAAAAAGTACAAAATCCGCTTCCCCGCAAGAGAAAGATGCAATATTTTGCCTATTTGCACGCCGCCGGATCACCACCATTCGCCACTTATTCGTCCTATTCCTTATAAACGGAATGGGCAATGAACCAAACGCATGATCATCCCCTCGGCAGTTCCGGCAGCCAACACCTAATCCGCGAGGCGATCCGTCGCATTGCGCTGGGCCGGAGTATCGACCGCGTAGACATGTCGCCCGGCGGTACGGGCGGTGTGGGTACGGCACGCCTGATCCACGGCTATGTGGCCAAGGTGCATGATGACCCCTCGGACGCGGAGTTCGAGCAGTACGGCGGAACGATCGACGTGGGCGAATACCCCGATGAAACAGCCTCCACGGAGCCGATTATCCATAAGGGCGTACTGCTCGCAGGGACACAGGACAACAGCGGCGGCGTACTGCTCATCCCGACGCTATTCTCAGATGTTACAATCATCTCGGACGCCGCCACGCGGGCGATGTACGTCGTGAACTTCTCGCATGCCGACGTACTGCAATACAGCGCGCATCGCGAGGTCACGGTAGGTGTTCGAGAGACCGAGGACTTGGATGCGTCGAACGACTCGTCACCGGACTACGACGAGTTGGCGCCTACGGGCAACGAGGCTACGACGCACTATACGGCCGAGGGGATCACCTCGACGGTCAAAAACGACGGCGGCAAGGAAACGGCCGTTACGCAGGATGCCGAGCATATCGGTCTGGAGGCGGATCAGGGAGCCTTTACGCTCTCGACGGACAAAGCCGAGACGAAGGTCGGCGGACAGGCCGTGACTGTCACGGGACAGAAAATCACTCTCGGCTCCGAGGATGCCACGGAACCCGTGGTACTGGGCCGGCAGCTCGCACAGCTGATGATGGAGTTCCTCACCGAGTGTACGAAGCTGATGACCCCGACGCTCATGGGTACGATGCCGGCGGTGAACGCCCCGAATTTCGCACCGCTGATCTCCAAGATTCAGAACTTTCTTTCCCAAACCTCCTTTACGAAATGAGCGTCGAGAAAGATCCTGCCATCGGCTCCCTCACTCAGGGAAGCCTCTGTCACAACATCTATACGGAACTTTATAACCGGTTCTTCAACGCCCAGGACCGGCGGGACGACGAACATCCGTGGGGCGTGGAAGAAGGCGACGAGACGTCGATCCGCCTGCACAATACGGCCTACGGCTTCGCTGCGGCCATTGCGGGTGCCGTAGGCGGCGACGGCAGTAGCGAGGGCGGTATCCTCATCGAGTACCTGCGTAAGAGCGGCGGCGATATGTCGGGGTTGTTGCGCGCCCACTACGGCTTCGAGGCGGGTGCGGAGAACCGGACGCTTCTTATGGCTTACGCCCGTGAGGACAGCGCCGGGATCCGCTTTACGGAGGATATCGACGTACGGGGCGGCATCCTGCTCTCCGGACACCGGGTCATCGGTTACGATGTTCAGGACGGCCGCGTCACCCTCTCGGCCGCGGAGCTCGATCTGGGTGCAACAGCTCTCACATCGCAGGCTTCGATCCTTGTAGGTGCGGACGGCTGCTGCGTACGGATCGCCCCGGACAGTATTACGGTTGCAGGCAACACGGTCTTTCACGGGGGCAATGCCAACTGCGCGGATGCGGACTGGATGATGCGCGACGCGAAGGTCGCAGGCACGTTGTCCGTTGCAGGAGCCGTCGAGTTGTCGGGCACGCTCCGGGCCCTGCACGGCGTGGAGCTGGGTCTCGACGGACGGCGGATGCTCCTGCTGCGTGGGGAGGAGCTCTCGGCCGTGTGTCACCTCTCCTTCGGCGAGGGGTACGGCGTGCGTATGGGCGGCGTCACGGTGCTGGGCGGCCTGCCGGATGGTGCGGTGCAGCTCTCGGGCGCCGGGGGCAGCCTCCTGCTGGGCGGGGAGCGGACGGGGCGCATCCGCCTGCTTTCAGGGCTGATGGATACGGACGGCAGCTATATGCTCCTCTCACCGCACGGGGAGGCTTCGTTCCCCGGTTCGCTTACCGTGCGCCACAACTTCGGCGAGGTGCTGCTGTCGAGCTACCGCACCGATTCCGAGGACGAGGGCGTCACGATCCACAAACGGCTGCGGCTGGGATCGGACGCGGGGGCATACCTCTGCGCGGAGGATGGAGGCGCGGCGCTGTACGGTGTCTTTACGCGGACGCTTCCCGACAGCAGAACAGTGGAGCGCACAGCACTGGGCACGCGGATCGGCTACCGCTACTCCGCAGCGGATACGATCGGCGAAGAGACTCCGGCAGGTATCCTCACGGTAGATACGGACGCCGTGGCGGTACTATTCGAGAAACCTGTCCGTAGCGGGAAATCCTTCGAAATAGCGGCTTCCGCCACCCGACTTATGGACGGCATTCTATACTTATCCGAGGGGCTCTTCCTCTCGGCCGCAGCGGACGGCATCACGCACTACGGCAACACCTACCTCACGGGCGATGTTTCGAGCGTGCACTTCACGCCGGGGCTGGCGGGTACGGGCTGGGCTGTGCAGCGCAGCGGTACGACGGGAAATGCCATTGCGACATTCGACGAGCTGACCGTCCGCAAGCGGATGCGCGTTTACGAACTGGAGATACAAAGGGCCGATGTCGTGGGCGGGGCACTGTGGATCAGCCACAGCTTCCGGGGCGACGAGGTCGAAAGAATACACTGATGGCAAAGGTCGATTATCCGATATACAAGATCCGCCGGGACCCACATTCGAAAAAGTTGCAGGGCCTCGCAGTCGGGGACGTGGTGCGGCGCTCGTATTACGATGCTCCGCGCGAGGTCTATTCGCTGATGGTGGTGCTCAGTACCGGCACCGAAAGCGTCTCAGGCACCGAAACTCCATACTTTATCGGGGCGCTTATCGAAGGAGATGAACCCCGCAGCGGCGAACTGCTGGATTTCGTGCGCATCACGAGCCTCTTCGACACGGATCGCAGCGGGGCTTTGTACCTCACGGCTGCGGACGCTGAAGCTCCCTATATGGATGTGATCGACTCCCCGGCCCGGGACTTCGCCCTGCTGTGGCCCGAAACGGGCGGCGGCGACGAGTTCGAGCCCGACCGCCGCCGCTACGCCCGACAAGGGGCGGACTACCTGAATGAAGGCTATACGGAAAGCGAGGAGGGCGTGTCGCGCATCTACCGCCTCACGCGCACGGCGTATGAAGGGAGCGGAAAGTACGGCATAAGAACCTGCCCGGAGCAGACGGTGGAGAGCCCCCAGCGGCTGCTCCTTTCGTTCAAGGTCCGTGCCTCCGTAGCGCTACAGGACGTCCCTGTTTCATTCGGCTATACGGACAACTCGCGCATGGACTATGCGGATACGATCGACGTGGGCACGCAGTGGGAATACCGCCTTGCAGTCTTTACGGCAGAACATTCGGCCACGTACGCTCGTGTCCTCTGGATGGATCTCACGGGATTGCTCGCAGAAGCGGAGTGGTTCGAGATCGCGGAGCTGACGCTCGTTCGTCTCTCAGACCTCACGGCCTTCGGCAAAGCCACCAAAGGACGCGTGGGCAAAATCCGGGGTGTCGTGGATTCCGTTTTCGGAACATTGGAAGGCTACGGAGCCTACTTCCGCAACCTGTATGCCGCAGGAGACGTCCATGTGGCCGGCACGCTCACGGCGGCCGACGAACGGGGCTTCGCTTCGACCTTCTACGTGGGGCGCATACACCGCAACTGCACGCCCAACAGCCTGCGCCCGGCCTTTTATCATCCCAAGACCGTGTCGTGGAGCTCCGTCGGAATCCCGACGGGCATCGGCTATTACTGCCATGTCCCATCGGGCACGGCGCTCTATGAGTTCCAGAGCGAGGAGTGGGCTAAGGCCCATGACGGCCAGATGTACTGCTTCTCGTTCTGGGCCCGCACGAACGCGCCCCACGCTGTGACACTGGCGCATGCCCGCCGCCCGGTCGTGAGCATCATACTCGAAAGGCGGTGGCAGCGTTTCCACTACACATTCCGCGTACAGCGTGTGCAGGGTGTGAAACCGGATATCGCCTTTACTAAAGGCAAAGGATTCTACTTCGCGGCGCCCCAACTGGAGGCTGGCGAGCGGCCCACGCCGTACCAGCCTACGGACGAGGCACTGCGCGAAACGGACGAGTATGGCGCATGGTTCGCCCGTGGCGGTATCGGGGGCACGATCCAGCACCCGCTGTTGCGGCTCGACGACGACGGCTCGATCCGTGCGGGCAACGACTCCTTCGTTATCAACCCCGACGGTACGGGTCACTTCGCTGCGGGACGCTTCCGCTGGACGGAGGATACGATCGTGCTTCAGGATTTTACGATCCGCTGGGAAGACCTGAGCGAGGAGGCGCGCAAGAACCTCAAGGGCGAGCCCGGCCGCGACGCCGTCCTTCCGGACTGGGTGGAGGATTGGGATTCGGGCAAGACACGGATCGATGGCCAGAGCGTCATTACTCCGAAAATCTTCTCCGGGGTCAAAAACAGCGACAACACACTGACGGGTGTTGCACTGGGGCGTTTTTCGCTGCTTGTGCGGGACGATACGGGGCAGTTCCTGTCCGAGACCATCGATGGCGTATACGGCTTCCACGAGGGCCGGAAGACCTTCTCCATAGACACTTCGGGCAGTGTCACGCTCGGCCGCGGGGACGAATCGATCCGCTACGACGCCGCGAGCGGTAAGATCATCTTCGGCAAAGAGGTATCCATGCAGTGGATCGGGGCCACCTATATCGACAAGGAGGGCATCTTCACGGGCCGGCTTTCGGCCGATACGGTGCAGGCCCTCACGATCGACGCCTCCCAGATCACGGCCGGGGTGATCGACGCCGGGCGCCTGAACGTGGACGCGCTGAAAGCGCGGCTTCTGACGGCCGAGAATATCGAGGCCCTGACGCTCGACGTAGTGCGGGGCACGATCGGCGGCTGGACCATCGACAACGAGGCGATCTTTCGGGGAACAAAAAGCAACACACCGGAGAGTTATACGGCGGGCCCCGGCGCCGTTACGCTCTCCTCGAACGGACTGCGGGGTTACCGGTGGCGGCTGGAAGCGTCGGGTGCCGGAGCCGTGGCCGGGGATGGCATCGTGTGGGACGCTGCGGGCAACGTGACCTTTGCCGGACGCATCAGTCTTCAGTGGACACAGCCGCTGGAGGCGATCACAACGGCCCTCGGCGGCAGTTCGTACCCCAAACTTACACACATCTCCTCGACAGGAATCTATACGGGAACGCTTACGGCCCCGCAGGTCAACGCCGTTGCGATCGACGCGGGGAGTATCAAGACCGGAACGCTTTCGGCCGAGCGCATCGCTGCCGGAAGTATCACGGCCGAGAAGCTCGATGCCGTGAGTATCCGTGCAAACATCGTCGACGCCGATTATATCAGCGGCCTGAACTTGAATTTCAAGCGAGGTACGATCGGCGGCTGGATAATCGGGACCACGACACTTGCGAGCAGCCATATCCTGCTGGACAGCGGCAACCGGCGCGTCGCAGTCTTCGGCGCGGGAGGAAGCACCACGGCCGGACATCGCGTGCAGATCTATTACAATTCGGACAGCGATTTCGGCATTTGGGCTTCCGATGCAACCGGTACGCGTGTGGCGGCGCTGGGCTCCATGAACCAGATCGCAGGATGGAACCTCGATCCCGCACGCATTTTCAAAAACAACGTCTCGCTGGGCGCTGACGGTTCGATCGCCAACACGTCGAAATGGAAATTGAACAATGACGGTTCGGGACAACTCGCCTCGGGCAACATCTCATGGGACACCTACGGGAACGTCACCTTCGGGGCATCGGTATCGCTCCAGTGGACCAGCGCCGCGAATGCCGCGCTGGCTTCGGCCAAGACGTATGCCGACACGAAGAAGAGCGAGGCAGTAAGTGCTGCGGCTACGGACGCCACGACAAAGGCCGAGGCAGCCAAGGAACTGGCGCGGGCCATGGCCTTCGGACGGATGCTTTACCGCATTCCGGAATTTTTCCTAAACGGAAGCGTCCACTACAACGGCACAAGCAATTATCTGCAAAATACGACCCGGGCCATCGAGCAGGTGACGGGCTGTCCCAACTCCACGGGCTACGCCCTCAAATACACCGCGACGGGGTGGAATACGGCCTCCGACCTACGTGCCGGCGGTTTTCTGTTCGGCACGCGGAGCCGTGCGAACGCGGTCTTTATCGTGCGGCTCATCGCGCAGATTCCCGTAGGTCGAGCCTTACAGAACTACCACAACTCGTATGGTACGGGAGGGACGACGCGCTGGCTCACCTCCAACGCCGGTACGGGCAAATGGGAGGAGTACATCTGCAAGATCGTCTGCGGGGCGACGGGGGCGTTCGGTACGATCAACCACTTCGCGCTCACGGGCGGCACGGCGCCCACCGCCACAACACCTCTTGTCTGGTATATTGCTTACGCCACGGTCTTCGACGTTACGGCTTCGGAGGGATACATTACAACGCTCGACGCCAACGGCATCTACACCGGGACACTCACGGCGCAGCAGGTCAATGCCGTATCGATTGACGCTGCGAGCATCCGCACGGGTACGCTCTCTGCGGATCGTCTCGCTGCCGGAAGCATCAAAGCCGAAAAACTCGATGCCGCAAGCATTAAGGCCAATATCATCAATACCTCCTACATCAATGGTCTGGAGCTGACCTTCAGCAAAGGTAAGATCGGCAGCTGGACGATCGGCGCCAACGCCATTACAGGCACGCACATCTCTTTGGACAGCGGCAACCGCAGGGTGGCCGTCTTCGGAACCAATTCGAGCAGCACCTCCGGACACAGGGTGCAGATATACTATAATACGGATGCGGATTTCGGTTTCTGGGCTTCCAACTCTTCGGGCAGTTGCGTAGTCTGCTTCGGCAGTCATAATCAGATTGCGGGCTGGAATATCGACGCTTCGCATATTTGGAAAAACAACGTTTCGCTGGGCGCCGACGGCTCGATCGCCAACGGTTCGACGTGGAGGTTGAACAACGACGGCTCGGGCTCGCTGGCTTCGGGTAATATCGCGTGGAATGCCGCCGGTGCCGTGACCTTCGGCGCTTCGGTGTCGCTTCAATGGAAGAATGACATTGCGGCGGCCAAGAGCGCCAATTACGGCTATCGCTACTACAAGAAGATCATCATCAACGGGGACTCAGCGACTTATTATCCGGTCATTTTCAAGGGTGGAGATCAGACTGTCCAGCGGGATCTCATGATCCGGCGCTCGTTCAACGAGCAGGCGCCTTCGGACTGGAATGACGGAAGTACGACGCATATGGGCGGATTGAACTTGTTGATCAAGACGAATTTCGGCGGTTGGGGCGGCGCAGGTTACTCATGGGACATCTACGATTTGCAGGAGACATACTGCCGCATGTTCGGCGGTGCGGCGCACTGCGGCAACTGGTGTATGTTCGCGGTGTTCCTGCGCGGGGGCGGCGATACGGGTGCCGTCTACCACCTTTATTCGGACCAGCCCATCGAGAGCTCGTTCCTGAGTCCGTCTCCGATCCCTCCGGCCCCACAGATCGCTTATAACTCGGATCAGATTTTCCAAAGCGGGAGCACGACGGCCAATGCTCCGGCGCCGCGCACGCTCACAACTGCGGTCGTAGAGGAAATCCGCCGGCATCGCTTTATTATGCTGGCCCAAGGCAACGACACCATGCTTAAGGAGCATCCGCTGACCTACATCGGCTCGACAGGCATCTATACGGGAACGATACGCGCCAATCAGATACAGGTGGATTCGGCGCTGGTGGTAGGCGGCAGCACCTATAACGGCAGCATCTCGGTGCGTGATGCCAGTAATGCAGTCAAGGTCACGCTCGATCGCACGGGCATCACGGCCGTGGGCGGCAAGATCGGAGGCTGGAACCTTACCTCTACCTCGCTTTATGCAGGTTCGGTCTGCCTGAATTCCGCGGGTAATATCTACAACGGGAGCTACTGGCGTCTGTCTGCCGACGGCTCGGGATACTTGGCCAAGAACAATATATCGTGGACAGCAGCCGGAGTATTGACGATGAAGGGCGCGACGATTCAGGATGCCGTGATCAAAGGCACGCTGCGCAACCCGTTTGTTATGGTAGACAGCTCAATATGGATTGACGTCAGCACCGGCTCTTCCTCGACCAACAAACCCGATGCGGACAAGTACGACAATATCTGCGTGCAGGCCGGACAGGACTCCGGGGGCTGGAACATCGGACAGCCGGAGCTTCCGTGGGACGTGAGCCAGTCGGGGCGCCGTCTCTGCCTGACTCACTATCGCTACGGCAATGAGTTCGTCTACGGCACGAGTACGTTCACGGCACCATCGGGCAAGTATTTCTACGAGAACGGACGCCTTGCCTCGAAATTGACCATGTCGCGTCAGGTCGTGGAGCTGATAGGCTTCGGCACTTCTACGACCTTCTACGGGTGGATCGTCCTGAACCGACGAGATCTGGGTACGCAATCCAAATACGGGGAGTACCTGCAATATCTGGCTATGGGAAGCGTGACGCTGAACTCCGGCTACAGCATTACGCTCAAGCAGAAGACCTACGACGGCACCAAGGTCTCGGTGAGCAGAACGGGCGTCGGCATCTTCAACGTCTACCTGCCATGGAGTTTGGGCGCAGACAAGTACATGATCATGTTATCGGGAAAACGAAGTCCGGTCTTTGACACCTCGATCTACGCCACGGTCCGGTACCAGTATGACAGCTACTTTATCGTCCACACGCAGGATGACGCCTCGCAGAACGACGGCTCGTTCAATTTCGTCATCATCTCCACAGCGGACTTTACTTAAAAAAACTCGCGATGTCATAAACCCTGCACCAGCATCCGCCCTAATCTTCGATACACAGAACAAAAGACACAATGGAAATTACCAGCACCATCGTCACACGCACGGCCCGTCAACAGACCGACAAGGCATCCTTCGGTATCGAATATTCGACCGTCGACGGCTCACTGCAACACGTACAACTCACCATCTACTCTGCGGAGGGAGATGCCGCCGCAGGGGAATACTGCGGAAACGTCCATTTCAACGGCAACGATTTTACCTGTAACCTTGCCTTCTCGGAGCAGATACCGCACTATATCGAGAAGTCCATGGAGTTCATCCGGCAGATTGTGGAGGAGTGCGCCGCATCTGTGCCGGCCGCAGCCTCGGAGGTCACGGTGCTCGTACAACAATCCAGATAACAAAATACACGCATGGAAATGACAGTCAAAGACCGGCTCTATCTGCCGGCACTCCTGCCCGACAAGGGTACCTATAAGGAGTTCAATATCAAGAAAGGTATCCTGCAGAAGATCGCTCTTTCGGATGCCGAGCGCGAGCAGATCGGCCTGCACCGCGTGGAGGAAACGGGGCGCATCGAGTGGGACACGCAGAAGGAAACTCCGCTTGCAGTAGAATTCTCGCACGAGGAGCTGGAATTGCTTAAAAATTCCTGCGAGCGACTCTCCGACCAGACTCTTCCCGACGATATGTGGGGCACGGTCGAGCGCATCTTCGATGCCTGTCAGGAGTTATGACAGCCCTCTGACACCTTTATGGGCAAGAAGAAAGGCAGGATCTTACGGATTCCTGCCTTTTCTTTGTTGCGATTATATGTTTTCCGAGACCGATGCACCTCCGGCCGCAACCCGATAGGTTTGCCGTGGAGAGCGATCTCCTCCTCACGGCTCGCTTTGCGATGGGCCTTGAGGTAGTCTTGCTGGGTGATTTTCCGATTTTTCATAGCTATACCGATCAATTCGCTTGCAAAGATACCGGATTTTTCCCGATAAAGGTACAGCTGAAAGATAAACCCTTGTCTCCGATACGGTCTATCCTTTAGCGAAGACAATATTAGAGATGCCTCGTCAGGACATACTTATAGAAGCCGATTACGGCGAATTGGTCACGGCTGATAACCCTACGGGACGTACCGTCTGCGACTTCACATTGCTGGGCCGTATCGACGGTATGGATAACGAAAGATACGCGTATGGGGAAATCACCGTGTCGGAGCATTTCGGGGCGCGTTTTCCTGAAGCTGACAGTCTCCATGTGCGGATTCCCTATACGGCTTTTTACCGAGAATTGAAAGTTCGCCTGCGGGTCATGACCTCCGGCGGCGACACGCACTATCTGGTCAATCCGGCGGACAACACCTCATGGTTTACCATACGTGATCGGAACGGCGCTCAGATACGTTTTTCAGAATATGGGACCGTAGATGCCGAAGATCGTTTCCTTCTTGTGCGTTGCGGCGGAGACCTACTCCTGTTCGGAGGTACGGATATCGACCTTCCGATCGGTGCGGCCCTGCGCCAGAACGAGGTTTTCCTGTTGAAAGCCTCTCCGGGCAGCCTTTACCAGCATCCGACAACAGGCGTGGGTCTCATAGACTTTCTTCATGGGAACTTCGAAAACACAGGTCTCGCCGTACGATTGCAGCGGGAATTCGAGAACGACAAAATGGTGATCAATAACGCATACATGAACTCCGAGACAGGCGAACTGTTGCTTGATGTTACCGAACGCGATGGGTAAATATACGGTCATAACGGGACAGAACCTCTACGACGTAGCGCTCGACATCTACGGCTCCATCGAAGGCATTACCGACCTGCTGATCTCGAATCCCCAGCTCTCGATGGCCACGCGCCTTCGTGCCGGAGATATCCTCGATTATTCGGACGGCTACCTTATCGATGCCGAAACCGTTGCCATTCTGCATCGCGATGGTATCACGCCTTCGGGCGGAGAACGACATGTCTACTTCAAGGAAACCTCCCTTGCGCGCCGTGCGGAGTTTTACCTGCCCGCCGCGGCCACTTCGGCACGCTTCTCACTTTCGGGCGAGGGCGAAGTGCACATCGATTGGGGCGACAACTCGGCCCTGCAGAACCTTCCGCTCGGACCGCAGCCGTCGACATTGACGCATACGTTCGACAACGTGATTCCTCATAGTCGTGTCGTGCGTCTTTACGGCAGTTTCTCGCTCCGCGAAGCCGACTTCACGGGTATCATAACCGAATCCCTGCGGCTCTTCATGCCGCTGCACGTCGAAGAACTTATGCTCGACAGTTTCCATGCCCCGTTGTCGTTCCTGCCCCTGACCGAGGGACTCTATGCTTTGAGACTGCGGAATACGAAGATCGAGAACCTGGCCCCGCTGGTCGAGTGCCGGTCTTTGATGCTTCTCGACATGGGAGGGACGGACATTCCGCAACAGGTACTCGACGAGTGGCTCATCGCTCTGGTCGAGGAACATTACGGACGCCGTGCCTGTCATATGACGCTTACCGTACGTCCTTCGGGCGTGTATCGCGAACCGGAGCGGGACGACCGCCTGAATTACATCCTCTCATGCGGCATGGAGGCCGTGTGGCTGCTGACGCACGAAGAAGCATGGAACGAAGGTGCCCCGTGGCGCTTTTCGATCTGCGGCGAAGAGTACGTCTATGAAGCGGTTCCGAAACCTGAATCCGAACCATCCTTGCATTCCGGCAGAACGAATAATTGAATCGAATACAAATGAGCAGAACCATTCGACAGATCTACGAAGAAGCCGTCGCCGAGCGCAACAAGCGTTTGGAATTGGAGGAATTCTCCAATGATTCGAAGATGTCGGTCTTGAACGGCGTGGCATGGATGGTCGCGGCGCTGATCTACACTTTCGAGTCGATCCTCGATGTCTTCGCCGTGGATGTCTCCGAGACGCTCGCCAGCCGTATCAACGGCACCCCGCGCTACTATGCCGATGCCCTGTTGAACTACCAGAAAGGCGATCGGCTTGTGGTGCGCGAGGACGGTCTGGCCTTCGGCTATGCGAACGTCGATCCCTCGAAGCGGATCATCACGCAGGTATCGTATGTCGAGAGCACCGACTCTCAGAACGTTGACAGCAAACTGATCCTCAAAGTCGCTACGGGCAAGCGGGGCGCACTGCATGAGATCGACGCTGAAGAACTGACGCTCATTACGGCATATATCAACCAACTCAAATTCGCAGGTACACGCATAGAAGTCATCAGCCGCAAGGGCGACGTGCTCATCCCCCGTATTACGGTCTACTGGGATGGAGCGGTGCCGGAAGCGGAGATATACGACGCCATCGACGAAGCGCTCCATACATACGTCATGAGCATAGACTTCGATGCCGCGGTCTACGTCAACCGCGTATGGGAGGCCATCCGCTCCGTGGAGCATGTTACGGATGTCTGGATCGACTCCTCGGACACGCCCGCACAGGGCATTTTTCTCGCCTCGTACGATGGAGACGGGAACCTGCAGCCTACACGGCGGATCGAGCGTATGACCCATACGTCGTCGGGCTATGTGCGGGAGTCTACGGGTACGGGCGCAGAAGCGGAACTACCGACGTTCCGGCAATCCATCAAACTGGTAATCGATAAATAATGCGATACAAATTGTCTACGGACTACCTGACGAACTGTCTGGTCCCGCACTACCTGTCGGGGAGAAGATTCATCCTCTGGGTGCAGAGCCTCGTATGGCCCCTGCAAACGCTCAACGATCGTTTTTGCGAATTCGCCCGCGAAAAGCGCATCGAGGCGGCCATGACCTCGCAGGTCCTCTACTTCGAGTGGTTTCTGAACCGCCGCTTCGGACGCTGGCTGCAAGATCCGTCGCGGCGAATCACCATTTCCGAAGGAGCCTCCGCAGGAGTGGATCTCTACTTCGAAGGGACACAGTACGCACGTCCCTTTACCGTTTGGTTCGAGGACGAGGAGTTGTCGGGGATGGAGGAGGAACAACCCCGACACATGTACCTGAACGCGGAGGACAAGATACAAAGGCAGGTCAGTTTCACGGTCTGCGTACCGGCCGTAACGCTGCCCGACGAAGAGTTCGTACACATGCTCTCGCATGTGGTGGACACCTACCGTCTGGCGGGAAGGACCTATCTGATCCGCATCGAGAACAAAGATACGAACCGAGAAAGATAATATGCCGTGAAAGAGTATATAGCCAAAACAGGCGGGCGCTACACCTATAACGACGACCTGCTGAACCTTCAGGAGCTGGCCCGGAGCATGACCTCGATCTTCGAGGGGTGCTCGAACTTCATCATATCGGGATGTGAGGTGCACGATGGCCGCATCACGCCCGGCTACGTGTGGATCGGCGGACATGTGCGTTCCTTCGAGGGGGCTGCCGAGGTGTCGCTGCCGTACTACATCTACGAAAAGAACCACTACGAAACGATCCCTTATGCCGGAGATATCGACAAACCCGGCCGCTGCTGCTACCTCACTTCGGGCGGAACGACGGTGCCGCAGACCGAAGACGAAGTGACGAATGCACTGCCGGGGTATATCGAGGTACGCGAGGAGTATGCTCCGCGCTTTATCGACAAATTTATCGGGCGCTACGCCGTACTGCTGGAGAGTCCCTTCGCACGGCAGACCGTGCGCAAGGATCTCACGATGGCGGGTGCCGTGAGTATTGAGAAGATGCTCGAATGCAAGACGGGCTTCTCGATTGTGAACACCGAAAACGGCTACGCCTTGCGCGGCCTTGTCCGGGAATCGGGCGATGCTGCCGTAGGACTTTATCATCGGGGATTGCTCGTAAGCCGCGTCGAAATCGCAACGGACGGATCGTTTACCCTTTATCGTCAAGATACGCCCCTTGTAAGTATCGGGGCCGACGGCGTACGCACGCAGCACTTCTCTTCCGAGAGTGCCCGCCTCGGAGCCCTGCATATCGGTTCCTGCGACATCTGCAATACGGCGGACGATACGGATGCGGGAGCCGTTGTCATAAACCGCATGGGCTATCTGGGGGCCGGAGACCGCTTCCGCGACTGCATGGTCTATGATGGGCGCGGCAAGGTCTTGTTGCATGTAGAAGGCCGTAGTGCCCGCGTTACTGTCCACGGTGCCTTCGAGGTGCAGGGCACCGAGGGGCTCACGCTGCGAAATTCCTTGTACGGAAAAAGCGAGCAGGCGCTTACGGCGCTGCTACAATGGCAGGACAAAGACGCCGAACGGATCGCATGGATCGGATATGCCGATGCTCAGAGCCTTGATTGGACGTTGCACAACAACTTGGGCGGCATGGTGATCTCCGCACGCAACTGGATCGATATGCGAAGCGAACTGCGCCTTGCGGGCACACCTATCGGCGAGATCTACGTGACGCGCACGGCCTTCTCGGAGGCCATGGCCGCGAAGGTCGACAGGCAGGAAGGAAAGGGACTCAGCACGGAGGACTTCACCACGCAGTACCGCAAGAAGCTGGATGCCATCTGTCAAGGGAGCCTTTCGACAGGCACCGCAGGGTTCGTGACGGCGGAGGATGTCTCGCAAGCGTTGGGCGGCAAGCTCAACTGTACGGACAACCTCGCGGATCTGGCGGACAAGGCCGAGGCCCGTAGCGTATTGGACGTCTACTCCGCCTCGGAGTGCGACCGCCGTTATCTCAATACGGAAAAGTATCTCGCGGATATGACCGAACTTACGGCTGCGGAGATCGAGGGCAAGAGCCCCGAGCAGATCATCGCCCTGCAGGAAGAGCGGCGGGCTGCGGCGCGCGACAATATCGGTGCGGAAAAGAAAGGCACCGGAGAGCTGAAACTTTCGAAAGCCTCGAATCTCGCGGATGTAGAGGACAAAGCCCGCGCACGGCAGAACATCGGGGTCTATTCCATCGAACAGATAGACAGACTGCTGGCCGGAAAGCTCGGTACCGACGATGCTTACACAGGAGCACTCTTTACTGCGGAACATAAAACCAAACTCGAAGCGATCCGCACGGGTACATTTGCTGGAAAGAATGCCGAAGGTATCGCCCAGTCGCAGATCGAGGGCTATGTGATGACCTCGGCCGTAGTGCGCGAACTCACGAAATATGCCCCGAAGCTCATGGATGGGTATAATGCTTCGGATAAGGCCGCAGTAGCCGCCAATCTGGAGCTCTATACCAAAGCTGAAGTTGACGGTCATTTCCCTGCATTCGGACAGTTTTTACAGGATTATGTCGCATATCTTGTCCGTCAGGGAAAGACGACGGCCGAGGCCCGAAAGGCGCTACGTGGTGTGCTCGCCGCAGCGGGTGTGGATGACCTGACCGTCTATGCGCGCCGCGATCAGAACCTCGCGGACCTTGTGCTCAAGGACGACAATGCCCGGCGTCTGGCATGCCAAAATATCGGTGCCGCCTATGGTCCGGAGTACGAGAAGAAGATCACGGACACGGGATGGCTTCCATGCGGGGGCGAGAACGCCGGGACCCTTTGGGCACGGCAGATCGGCAGCGTCGTCTGCGTGCAGGGTACGATCAACACGGCCCGTCGCTCGTCCAACACATGGGGGTCGATTGCCACGATCCCCAACGCTATCGGGGCTCCGCGCTTCGGATGCCGCCAGACGATGGCCGACTTCAACGACGACCATAAGTACAACCGCGGCTGCTCGTTCGTAATCCGGGCCGGAGAGCGCACGATCCTCATGCACGAGCGCGGCACGTACAACGTAACCACGGAACTGAGTTTTTCCTATATGACTTGATAACCATGAAAAAGAAAGTGAACATCACGCGCGATGTGGAGAGCCGCCGGCGTATCGCCCGCGGCGGCGCATCCCGACGTGCGGCACAACCCGCCGAAAAGTATGAAAAAGAAGCAGCAGCGCAAGAACAGTTATCGGTGCCGGAAGGTGCCGAGGTCGTGCCCGTCCGGAGTAAAAGACCTCGGGGGACGACCGCGGGGAAGCCTTAAACGCTTTCCCTTCGTCGAAACGCGCCTGGGCTTCATGCTCCGCTACGAGGTCCCTGCGGTCTACGACCTGATCGTGCGCCTCTCGCCGCCTTCGCGGCGGCAGTGCCCTTATCCGACGTTGGTGGAGGCCGTGTGCGCGGCTTCCACAGATCCGGCACTCCGAAAGCCTAAGTTTCGCCGTTATATGGATGAATATATCCGCGATGGAGTTTACTGCCGCCGGGGCAAGCGTCTTACACCCGAAAGAGCGCGCTACTATGAACGTCTGCGGGAGAGACGTCTGGAGGAGTATATCCTCGAACATTGGAACGAGATCGAGCTGCGACGTCGGGGATTCGAACTTCCATAGGCAGGATGCACGTAAGAGTGTCCTTGGAAACAGCAGACCATATCGCCCTATGTCAATGCGTTAAAATAATTCATGAAAAACTAATTGTCAGAGATTTGGATTTCATCTCAGGTCCGTATATTTTTGTCGTGCGGCATCTTCGTTCGCCGCATTCAATTTGATGCTCTTGTCCATCAGACGAGAGAGTGATAGTTAAGCCGGAGCCGTCGAGCACCGGTTTTTTTCACGCCATATCTCATAAATCTGACGATTCCCGGCGGTATCCGAACCCGGAACAAGAATTCCCAGATCCTTTCGGCAGAGTATTAACTATCATCGCATCAGCATTATTATGCAAGACAATTTTGAGGAAAGAGGCGTGGAAACGACCTCCGTAGAAGATCTCTTTCTGGAACTTCAGGAGTCCTACGCCGAGGCGCAGACCCGCGCTCAGGAGGAGAGCCGATCCTTCGCCAAGACCGAGTTCTTCCGTTTCGACAAACTGGGGACCTACCGCATCCGTATTCTCCCCATCGCACCGGACGTGCAGGAGGGCACCGTCGGACGCCGCGGCTACGAGTATCCCGTGCGGCAGCTTCTCATGGAACTCCAACGTCCCAACAGCGGCGATAAGCCCCAGAACACGTATGTCACGGTCTGCCGTGCCACGGACGCCGGCCATACGCTGGATCTCATCGACACCTACCGCCTGCTGGCCGTAGAGGCTGCCAAAGTGTCCGGGGATGAGAAGCTTGCCGAGAAGATCGGCGGCGGATCGTTCGGCGGAGGTCTGAAGTTCAACTACGGACACGCCATGTATATCATCGATCTGAAGGAGCGAGCCAAAGGAATCCAGCTGCTGACGCTCAGCCACTCCCAGTTCAAGGAACTCGACGAGCGCAAGTTCAAACTCTGGGAGAAGAAGATCGCCAAGAATCCCCAGCATCCGTGTCCCATCTCGTCGGTCTACAACGCCTATCCCGTAGAGGTCGAAAAACGCAAGAACGGAGGTAAGACCGAGTATTACATCTCGATCGACAACGAGTCCGACCCCGAAACTTTGACCCGAGAGGAGATGACCATGCTTGTCAATGCGCCCCGCATCCCGGAGGTCGTATGCCGTTATACGCGCTATCACTTCGAGGCGACACTGGAGTTTCTCACCCAGTGCGACGACCGCTATGGGCTGCATGTGATGCAGAGCCCCGAGATGGCGGAGGCCGTAGAGACCTTCCGCGCCGAGATTCCCAAAGAGGACACCTCGTCGTTCAGTTTCGACAAGCGTTCGAAAGAGGCGCGTGAGAATGCCGATAGCAATGCCCTTACGATCGAATCCCTGTGCAGCCGCTTCGAAGAGCTCAAGGCGCAAGGCTTGGGTGACCGCACCGAAGAGGGTCAGGAACTGCGGGCCGCGATCCGCAGCTTCATCGAGCAGGAGAAGCTCCCGGTGCGCGTGACGCGCTCGGCGACCAATGACGAACTGCTCGACATGATCGAAGATGCCCTCGGGGATCGTGCCGGGAACGAAGAGGTACCCGCGGAGGAACCGCAAACTACTACGGAACAAGACGAGGAAGCGCCCCTGCGCCGCAGGCGTTAGCGGGTTACAGACGGGTTTATCGGGAGCGCCCCGCGCTCCCATTTTTATCTGCATATATCCATGAACCAAGATAAATCACCATGCCTGCTCTTGATGAATGACATGCACGCATCCAAAGAGGATGTCGCGGCCTTCGAGCGCAACTGGGCCGAGGCGCTGGAGCTCTGCACGGAGCGCGGCATTCGGGAGATCGCCCTCGGAGGCGATCTCTTCCAGAGCCGCACGGCACAGACGCTCGATGTGCTGCTGGCCGTACCCGACGCGCTGCTTGCGGCGCACCGCGCCGGCATCCGCGTTACGCTGGCCGAGGGGAACCACGATCTCGTGGATCAGGAGGCCCTGCGCGGCTACTGCCACGTCTTCGACCAGCATCCGAATATAGCGGTCGTGGACGACTTCCTGACGCTCGAAGACCCTGCATGGGATTTCGCGCTGCACATGATGAGCTATTTCCCCGAGGACGGGAGCTTCACTTCGCGTCTGCAAGCCCTCGTGATGGGAGGTCTCGCAGAAGGGAAGCTCAACTATCTGTATATCCACGAGGGTGTGAACGGTGCACTCTCGACGCCCGCGCCGCAGGAACTGCCGGCGCATATTTTCGACCGCTTCGACCGCGTCTTCGCCGGGCACTACCACAACCGGGCTGTCGTGCCCGGAACCCGCATCGAGTATATCGGCTCCTCGCGCCAGTTCAACTTCGGGGAGGACGAAGAGAAGGGTTACACGATTCTCTATACGGACGGCTTCTCGGAGTTCGTCCGCAATCGCGCCAACCTGCGCTACCGCACCCTCGACGTGGCGGCAACCGATGTGGATGTCCCGCTTTTCGATCGCATCGATGAAATGCGCGACGGGGGCCGTTGCCGCATCCGGGTGCGCGTCACAGCCTCGGCGACCGACACGGTGGACCGCCGTCGGCTGCTCGAAGCCGGAGCCGGGAAGGTCGAGGTCGTCGTGCAGGACCTGCGACGAACGGAGGTTCCCGAAGAGGAGGTACTGGAAAAATTCGACGGGGAACGCCTGCGCCGTGCCTACGGGGAGTTCTGCGACGCGCGCAACATCGACCAGAGGCTCGGAATGTCTTACCTGAAAAAAATCGACTTGCCATGTGGTATTTAGAACACGTCTCAGCACGGGATATATGCTCCTTCCATGAGTTGGAGTATTCGCCCGCACAGGGCACCACGACCCTCGTATTCGGCCGCAATGCCGACAACGACAACCAGCGGAGCAACGGCTCCGGAAAATCCACCCTCGTCGAGGCCATCGCTTTCGGCATCACGGGAGCGCCCCTGCGGCGCGTACGCTCCGAGGAGATCATCAACGACGGCGCCGAGACATGCCGCGTCGTACTGCGTTTCGGCAATACGGCCACGGGCGAGGGACTTGCCGTCGAGCGCGAGATCTTCCGCAAAGGAACCTCCTCCGTAAAATGCCTTGCGGGCATGGCCGGGGCATTGGAGGCGGTCGCACTCGAAAGCGTGGAGGCCGCCAACCGCTATATTCTCGAAAGGCTGGGCATCACGCGTGACGAACTTTTCTTCGCCTTCATCCTCTCGCGCCACCGCTACGAGGATTTCCTATCCAGCTCTGACAGGGAGAAGAAGGAGATCATCAACCGCTTCAGCAACGGCATCGTCGTGGACCGGGCCATCGAACAGGTCGAGGCGGACCTTGCTCCATTGGGTGAGGCCCTACGCGAAGCCGATCTGGAAATAGCTTCCCTCGACGGACGCATCGAGATGCTCGCGGAGCAGATTCATACCGAGGAAGAGACCAGAACAGAGAAAGAACGTTCGCGGCAGGAAAAGATCGACGGCATCAGCGCGGGCATAGCGGCCAAGCGCGAGACGATCCGCAGCGAAAAGGAGCTGATCGCCGCAAAGCGGGAGTTCTGCGGACATCTCTCCGGGATCGACGAACGGATGCAGGAGGTCGAGAACTCCGACGAGCCGCTCGCAGGCTGCATGGCCCGCGTCAGGGAGCTGCTCGCACCCGTGCCCGGAACGAAACTTACCGACTGGAGTAAGGTCTCCCAAATCAAGGAGCACCAGATCGCTGAGGCCCGTGCCGAGATCGACAAATGGACGAAGATCATCGCCATGACCGGCGAGAAGCTCGCCCGTGCCGCGTCCGACTTCGAGGCCCTGAAAAGCGAACATGCGCAGTTCGAGGCCGCCGCAGCGGAAAAAGATACCGTCCTTGCGGCCCAGATGCAGGAGCTCGAAGAGCGCCTCGGCTCGGCCACGGCACGCATCGGAGAGCTGCAACGGCGCAAACGGACGCTCTCGGCCGGTATCGAGGCGTTGCTGGCCCGGCTGGCCGGCACGGTAGAGTGTCCTGCCTGCGCGCACCGCTTCCTCGTATCGGACCGGACGTTCGACGTCGCAGCGGCACAGGCGGAGCTGACGCAGAAAGAGTCCGAGGTCGCGGGCGTCAAGAAATGTCTCCTGGATGACGAGGCCGAAGCCGGGAAAGTCGAGCAGATGATCATGGCCGTACGGGGCGAGGTGCGTACCTTGGCTGCAAACCGTCACGGATGGGAAGAGCGCATGGCCAAAGGAAAGCGCGCGGTCGAGGCCGCCGAGTACGAAATGGAAGGCGCGCGCTTCAATATCGGCCGCGTCAGGGACTATGTTGCGGCCCGCACCCGCGAGGTGGAGGACATGCGCCGCAGCCTCTTCGACGAAGCCTACGACGCCCTCGATGCGGTCCGCAAGAGTGCAGAGCGGGAGTCCACGCTCGCACGCGAGCGCATCGCCGCAGCCGAGAGCTCCATCGATACGCTGGAGCAGACCCTCACCGAGCTGGAGAAGACTACGACCGGGGAGTTCATAGCGTCGCTCCGCACATCGCTCAAAGAATACCGCCGCAAGGAGGCGGAGATCGTGGAGCGTCGCCGTGAACTGTCGGGACGCATCGCAACGCTGCAGGCCCAACAACAGACCTTCGTGCAATTCCGCACCTACTTGGCCAATACGAAAATCGAGGCGTTGGCAGGGATGCTTAACAAAGTGCTCGAAGATCTGGGGTCGGACCTGCGCGTAAACCTCTCGGGATATACCCAGCTCAAGAGCGGTGCCGTGCGGGAGAAGATCTCGGTGTCGATCCTGCGCGACGGCATGGATGCCGGAGCCTTCGCCAAGTTCTCCGAGGGAGAGCGTGCGCGCGTAAACCTCGCTTCGATCGTGGCCATGCAGCGACTTATAAACGGCAACTGCGATTTCGGAAAAGGCTTGGACCTGCTTTGCATCGACGAGGTGATCGACGCCATGGATGCGGACGGACTTGCAAGTGTCTTCGCCGCACTGAACCGTCTGGAGGCAACCGCGCTGGTCGTATCGCACGGACTCGTGCAGGAGAACTATCCCCACCGCATAACCGTCGTCAAGGAGAATGGAGAGTCCCGAATCGAGCAGCGGTAGACTTACACGCTTCGAGTTGCTGGCCCTCGACGTGGCCACCACGACGGGTTACTACTCGCTGCACGGCTCCGGAGCGTGGCGATTCCATGCCACACGTCATCGCCGCACCTATCTGGAGTTCTACCGTACGCTCCGGGAGTTCATACTCCGGCACGGCATACGCCGTATCGTGGCCGAGGACGTGAGCTTCAACGCCCACAACCGTGATCTGCGAAAACTCTCCGAACTGCGGGGCATCGTGCTTCTTGTGTCGGAAGAACTGAACCTGCTGCCCGTAGAGTTCGTGAACGCCTCCTCGCTCAAGAAATTCGCCACAGGAGACGGCCACGCCGACAAGGTACGGATGATGGCCGCCTGCATCGACGACTACCGTTTCCACCCCTCCTCGCATGACGAGGCCGATGCCTTTCTGCTCTTTCATTATTACGTCCGCAAGCACCGCATCCGGTAGCGGACCCAGATCGCTCACTTTGATCGCGGGGCGGAACACAATATCCGCTCCGTACAGTTCCCAATTTGACGCTACCCATAAGCTGACAGTTCTACCAGTTTATTTCTAACAGCAAGTCAATGAACGTGAGTGAAAAAGCAACAAACAGCGCCGTACTGCCACGACAGCGAAGAGTCTATATGTGAGCGTACGGCCTTATTCAACGAACTGATACTTCCCAACCTGAATCTGGTCTACAAGCTCTCGATTCAGTTCTCTTCCCATCGACAGGACATCGATGAGAACTACAACGAGTGCCTGGCCAATCTTTTCAGGTATATCCATACCTACGACAGAGAGAGGTCCCTTCAGAACTGGATTTATATCTGTTGTAAGCGGCTGATAGTCGATCTGGACCGTCGGCGTGCAGCCTTCAAGACCACGGACGCCCTCAATCCGGAGCATATCATAAGTCATTACGCCGAAGATGCCGAACGTGTAAGCGGCAACTGCATGGGAATGAGCAATTACAAGGAGTTCTACAACGATGATATCCTGCAGGCTCTCGAACGTCTGAATCCCATATACCGCGAGGCGCTGCTCCTCCAGCAGGCCGGATACAAGCTCGAAGAGATCATGGAGATCGCTCTGCGCCGTGGAACGCTTGCAACACGGAATATCGAGACGGTAAAAAGCCGCCTGTTTCTGGCCAAACTGAAAATGCGTCAAATGATCGATCGCGATGGAAACGGCCGCAAGAAGAAATAGATGGGTCGAGAGGCTCTTCACGCTTCTCATGCGCTGCACCCTCGACGAGGGGTTCCGATTCCCCGGAGGGGGCCTCGCACGCCGGGCCGTGGATGGGTGCATGGAGGTACTCGCAGGCAGTGCGGAAGCTCCGTCCCGCGAGAAAGTCGTGGACTTCTGTGTCTGTCAGGTCTACGCGCTGACTTTCGATGCGAAGATGCTGCGGGGTTGGACGCCCCTCATTCGTTCGGGAGGAAGGCTCTGGAGCGCTTCGCTCGCAACACCAGCACGCACCGCTACTGGGAGGATCGATGGCTGAAGGAACACGGCCTTTCGCGCGGAGGGTTGCTGCACGAGGTGCGCGACCGTTCGCAGCATCCTCTTGCGAAGTTTCTCTATCCGGAATATGAAGACGCCACCAAGTGCCGCCGTATCGGTACCGAAGCAGGGCTCTACGTTTGCAGCCTCTCGACGCTGCTGTGGACGCCCCTCTCGCCCGTATGCCGCGAGTGTACCATGGCCGAGAAATGCCGAGAAATGACGTGCGAACGCTATCCCGAACTATACCGCCTGCGGGTCGAACACGGTAAACAGGGAGGGCGCTCATGAGCACGACGCGTAATGCCCTTTCGGCCGAGTACCTCTATGAGCTCTACTCGACGGCCATACGCCATGACGTCGTATGCAGCATACTCGTAGCACACATGCGCCGCGAATACCTTCCCGACCGCACGTTTCAGCATGTGCAGGAGGTCTTCGAGAATCACTACCGTACATACAAGTCACCGCCTTCGTATGCCGTACTCGCGCAGACGTTCGCCTCGGATTTCGATGCGCTGGAGCTGGTGAACACTTTCCGCGAGTACGACGGCGAGAACAACCCCGAAGCGGTTGTCGACCTGCTCGAAACATACATCAAGGGCGTGCGCCTGCAGGCCGTCTACGGCGAGGTGGGAAAGCTCTACAACCAAAGCCGGCAGGCCGAGGCCGAAGCGAAACTCAAGGAGTACGCCGAGTGGCTGGCGGGGTTCACACTCAAGGATTCGGCATTCGTAGACGTGGTGAAGACCTTCTCCGTGCGCTTCGGCCGCAACCGCCGCCGCGAGGAGGAGCTGCAGGCATCGGGCGTAAGACCCGTTACACGGTTCTACATCCCCGATCTGGATGAGCTCAACGCCGGGCGTAATCTGCGCGGGCAGCTATCGTGCATCCTCGCATCCACGGGTGTCGGAAAGTCGCACATGGCCAAGTTCGTCGGGATACGAGCCAACGTGGACGACGGTCTCCATGTCCTGCACTTCCAGCTCGAAGGCTCCGAAGAAGAGGCCCTGAACGCATACAGCGGAGGACTCATCGCCCGCAACGCCTTCTACTTCGAGCGGGGACGTATTTCCGAACTGGAAATGCGTCGCTTCGAAAAGGAGATAGAACGTTATGCCGGAAGCATTACCGTGAGGTCGTTTCCCCGGTTTGCGGCACACATATCGACCATAGACATCCGAAACGGAATTGCCGAATACCGCAAGATCAACGCCCGAACGCCCGACATCGTCATTATCGACTCGATGGACCTCTTGAACGACGCTTCGCGGCGACAGTGGGGAGCAGAGCACGAGCGGTCGAAACGCATCGCCGTAGCGAACGACCTGAAGGATCTCGCGGCCGACGAGAACCTCTGGATGGTGGCGACCTATCAGGCGACCATCGAGAACCGGGACTGGCTGAACGACGAGAACAACGTGCTCACAGAGTACAACTGCTCGGAAGCCAAAGGTCTGGCGCGGCCTTGCACGCACCTCATATCACTCAACCAGTCCTCGGCCGAGCGAGAGGCGAACCTCATGCGGCTGCATGTGGCTAAAAGCCGCTTCTTCCGCAAGGGAGATACCTTTCGCATCGCCACCGACTACGACAACGAGACCTTCTACGATGCGGCAAGGACCCTTAACATGAGAAGGTAGTTCTTCTTTATTGAATAGTTAGCTCCGACCATAATATTTTGGTCGGAGCCTATTGCATTGCATAAAATTTATTCTGCACCTTGATCTGGGTCAGGGTATGTTGGAGGTATCCCCATTTTTATTTGTAGTTCATAGAGCGCACGTTTGGTATATCTTAATGGGTGCTCTATTTGCGTAAGGCTAAGTAATTTTGACAAGGCAGGTTCTATTTTTCGATTCACATAATACTCATATTCTGCCTCCATTGTTTGAGCGATTAAGCCATGATTATCATTATAGCTGGTTTTCATAGCATTGATGAGTTCACGCAATATTTTACGGTCATCATAGCCTAAATTGTTCTTACGCACCAAGCATCTATAATACGCCTCAATATGATAGGGATTTATTTTGTTCTTCTCATAATTACTCTTTGCCAAAGATAAAGCTTCTGGGTAATTATGAAGTTGTACCAAAACCGTTACTAATTCTCTGGCAGCTTTAGAATATGATGCATTCTGTTCCAGTATATTACGAAATAGTCGCTCTGCATTTGGCAAATCGCCAGATAATCTACACATGAAGCCTTTGAGAAATAATTTGTCTTGTCCGTGCATTTCTTCCACTGCAACATCGAATTTTGATATATTCTGCTTTCGGGCTAAAGAGAGACAATACCAATAATTGATTTCCCGTTTTGCACCTTGATAAATACGGTGACCTTCTTTGAGAAATCCTTCACAGAGTTCAATAACAGCATCATAATGCTCTTTGTTATATAACTCGATAATGGA